ACGACCAACTCATGCGAGTCGGTCGACCAGAGGCGCCAATCGGCGCCCGCCGCCGACAGATTTACGCCGCCGGCGTTCGTGCCGAAGATGGTGTAGTAGGACACGGCGCTGAGCGCCTGCCCTCTCAGCACGATCGTCGAGACCGGCGCCTGCAGCAGCGAGAGCGCCGCCGGCATCAATCGCACATCGTCGGCGATGCGAACGATGCCGGACGCGCCGGTCGGGATTGGCGAGGTGGCGAACGATCCTGCCTCCAGCTGCCCGTGCCAGACCTGCACGTCGGCGGTGGTGCCGCTCGAATAAGTCCCGCGCAGGCCGACGTCGAACGAACCAGATGTCGCTGCCGCGATCTCGGTCTTCGCGATACGCTGCCACGCGCCGGTCAGGGCGACGATCTGATAGGCCCCACCGCCAGCATGACGGAACACCAGCGTGGTTCCCGCTACGCCTTTTACGAATAGAGAACCCGTGTAGGGGTTCCCACTTATCAGGCCGGCGACGGTCTGCGACAGGATCGACCAGTCCGAATCCGACGCGCCGGCGCCGGCGTCGAACTGCACGCGCGTCGCCGTGGTGGTGCCGTCCGGCGCAACGCCGTAATTCGGCGTTACGACCGGCGCAGACCCGGTTCCACCGCCGCTCTTAGACCACAGCCCTTGCGCGTAGTCGTGTGAATATTTGAGAAGGTTGGTCGCCGCCGCCGCTTCGATCAATAGCCCCTTGCGGCCCGTCGAATAATCGAAGGCCGGCCCGTTCGCGGCGGCCTGCGCGTAATTTCCGTTCGCGCCGACCACCCATTTCGAGCCGCTCGAAAACGACAGGATGTCAGTCGCGCCGACGGCTGCTCCGTTGCGAATGACCTGCTCGCGCACAAAGTCGGTAACGAGTGACGGAAAATAACCATCGATGAGGTTGCGCTGCGCCGCCGGCAGAGCGCGATAAAGCAGCGCGGCGGCCGAAGCCCCGGCCGCCGCTCCCGCGGCCCCGGCGGCTGTCGCCGAAGCGGCGGCCTCGCCCGCCCAGCTTTTGGACGACTTGGTCCCCGCCGCGCCCGGAGCGGTCGCGCTCTCGGCCCAGGCCTGCGCCTGCGATCGCACGGCCTCGACGCCGTCGCTAAGATCGGTGACGGCGCCGGTCAGTGCGGCGATTTCCTCTGCGATTGTCGGCATGTGGAACCTCAGAGCGTGCGGATGAACCGATTGGTGGATTTCACGGCCGCCGTGGCGAGCGCCACGAAAGCCAGGTCGTAGGCGGCGAGATTGGCGTTCACGGCCGCCAGCGCGCCGGCCAGAGACGCGGCGCTGGCCGCCGCCTCGCCCGCCTTCGTCGTCGCGGTCGCTGCATGGGTCGACGCGCCCGCGGCGGCGGCGGTTGCGGTCGCCGCCTGCGCCGTCGCGACCTGTTTTGCCGCTTCCGCCGCGGCGGCCGAAGCGCCGGCGTCGCTCGCATATTTTTTGGCCGAATAGCCCTGGCCGGGCTCGACCTCGCCGCTGGGAAGCGTCGCCCAATCGCGCGCGCGGTCCGCCGCCGCGTCGGCGCCGGGGGCCGCGACCAGCGCCCATCTGCCGGGCTCGAATTCGGCCGGCGCGACATAGGGCTCCGCGCCGATATAGGCGTAATAATAGCCCGCGCCGCGGATCGCGACGGTGGCGTTGTGCTTCGATCTGCAGGCGAGGCCGGCGGCGTAAGGGACAGCCTGGCTCAGAGAGACCCAGGGTTGCGGCCCGGGCGGGCCGCGCTTTAAGGCCTCGATCACCGCCGGGCCGGCCCCGGCAATGTCGATGAGTTCGCCGGACGAAAACAATTCGTCGTAGCTCGCCGCCGCAGGCCCCGGCGGCGCGGTGATCCCTGGCGAGAACGAAAAAATAAAACGCGCGATGGCGTGCGCGGAGACGGCGTCGACATAGAGCAGGTCCGCCCTGTAGACGCCATCGAGCCCGGCCGCCTGCGCGCGCAGGATGCCGAGGCCGAGCGCGGCGCGCTGGAGCGCCTGATCCTGCGCGATCACGCGCAGATTGCCGGCGCTCTGCGAAAAACTGTAGGCGAGCGGCTGTCCCGGCCCGCGCCGCAGCTCCATCGCGAATTGCCCGGCGAGCGGAAACCCGTAGCCGGGCAGGGACACCAGCACGCTGCGCAGGAAATCCTCATTGGTCCTGGCCGTGACGACGCGCGCGGTCATGATGTCTCCTACATAAACCAGACCAGGGCCGGTCCGGCTGGATCGACGCCGTAGAACGAGCCCCAGTAATCCGAGCCGACGACTACGCGGCACTGCGCCGCGCTCATCAGCGTCGGCGCGCCGCCGGCGACGGCGGCATGAGCGCCGACCGATACGGCGCGCGGCGCGGCGCCGCCGACGGCGTAGAGGGCGGAGGGCAGCGCGGCGGCGAAGCTCACCGTGTAGTCGCCGGTTCCGTTGCGCACGATCCCGGCGACGTTGAAGGCGCGCTCGACGACGACGGCGCCGGCGGTCCAGCGGAACAGCGCGTAGGCCTTGAACGCGCCGTTGACGAGCAGCGAGCCGTCGACCGCCGGCAGGCGCGCCGCGCCGTCGAGCGCGACGATGGCGTTCGGCGCGGCGCCGACGGTCAGGCCGAGATTGGCGAGCGCCTGCGCCCGCTGCTCGGCGGAGAGGCCTTGCGCCGCGTCGATGCGTAGGCGCAGCGCCAGGGCTGCGGTCGCCGCCGCCAGGGAAGCGGCTATGCTAGTTGCAAAATTAGCATCGTTATTGATCGCGGCTGCTAGCTTGGCCAGCGTATTGAGGGCGCCAGGCGCGCCTGCGGTCAGCGCGGCGACCGCCCCCATGACATAGGCCGTCGTTGCGACGCGCGCCGAATTGTCGGCGCCTGCCGGCGTCGGCGCCGTCGGCGCGCCGGTCAGTGCGGGAGAGGCGAGCGGCGCCTTGGCGTCGAGCGCCTGCAGCACACCGCCGATCTCGGACTGCGTGAGGTCTTGGTAGAGCGCATAGAGTTTGGCCAGCGTGTCGCCGCCGGCGGCGACGCCGTCGCGCGCCGCCTCCAGCGCCAGCAGGGCGAGCGGGTTGATGTCGTCTTCGAAGCCCGCGAGCAGCGCCGCCAGCCGCGCGCGGTCGTCCTGCGCGGCGAGAATAAGTGGGGCTAGCCCCTCCGTCAGCCGCGTCAGCCCGACCTGGCGGAGTTCGGCGAGCGCCGCCTCCCAGTCCGGGTTGCGGCTCTCCAGCGCCTTCAGCCGCGCGTCGATATGCGTCGTCGCGCGGTTGAAGCGATCGGCGTCGGCGTTGTCGCCGTGGCGAAAGTTGATGTCGGCGGGGAGCGGCACGGCTGAACGGCTCAGTCCGGCAGCGGACGCTGCGTTGCGATCGCGTCGACGTCCGCCGCCTTGAGGGCGTCGAAGGTCGCAGCGTCCATCACATGTGTTTGCCTGGGCCGATAGGTGTGATCGGCGACCGTCACCGGGCGCTTGAGCGTCACTTCATAGGACGCCGCCGGCGGCGCCGGCGTCTGCGCTTGTTTGGCCATGATTGTCTCCCTTACAGTTCCCAGCTTTTGCGGAGAGCGCCGACAAAAAGTTTCAGCGCGGTGGTCGTCGTCCCCACCGCCTTCAGCTTGTAGGCGCCGATCGCCGCGCCGAGATTCCACACGAATGTCCGCTCGATCGAGCCGTCGTCCAAGGCGAGGTCCGAATAGGACGACGGCGCGGTCTCGGTCGCGAAGTCCGCGCCGCTGAGCAGTTTCATCGTCGAGGTGTGGAAATTGGCGTCGAAATCCAGCATCTTCATGCTGGCGCGAATGCTCGCCGACGGCGCGGCCAGCGTGTGCGGCTCCGAAATATGCGCGAGCGCCGTCTTCGGCCGCGACACGCGGACGCGGCTATGCGCAATGTCGATCGCCGGCATCATCTCCGGCGTGCCCTGGAACACCCCGTAGAATTTCAGCATGTTCGGCAGGTTGCCGCCGGCGTTGAGCGCATCGGCGCCGCCCGCGTCCAGCGGGATGCGCACGCCGTTGCTCTCCACCACGAAGGTCAGCGCGGTGGAGGCCGGCGCCACCGCGCCGGTGAGAATGTCGATGTCGGTAATGCCTCCCGACAGCGACAGCGCCGAAAATTCCAGTTCGACATACGGCCGCCGGAACCGACAGCCGTAGACGTCCATGACGATGTGTTTTTGCGGGTTCGCCAGCGAATAGCCGGCGCGCACTTCGAAAAACATGCCGCCGGGGAAGGACGGCCCGTCGGCGGTCGCCAGGAAATGGTTGCCCGGCGTAACCACCCGCACAGCGTAGCGCTTGCCGGCGGCGAGAAACACCGGCGGCGCGAACTGGAATTTGGTCTTTGCCGGGGCTTTCGCCAGCGCCGCCGCCGGCGTCGTGGCGCGGCCGAGCACCTTGGTCGGATCGGCGGCGCCGGTCGTCGTGCATTCAAGCAGCAGCACCGTCACGTCGCCGGTGGCGGCGATCTGCGTGAACGAGAGGTCGATCGAGTTCCACCACATGTCCTGGGCGGCCTGAAACGTCTCCTCGCAGGCCGCGCCGGCGATCTGATAGCTCGTCGCAATCAGATCCCAATTGGTTTCCTGCCAGTTGTCGATCCAGAACTGACGGACCCGGCTGGAATAGACGTAATCTCCCCAGCTCCAGGCCGGCTCGACCTCGAAGGTCTCGCCGCTCGTCACTGTGAAGATTTTTTTGACCTTGTCGTAGCTCCCCTGCTGCCAGCCGGCAAACGTGTAGAGCCAGCCGCCGCCGTTCCAGGCATACATGTAGCCCGAGAAGGAGGGGCCGAAGCGCCGGCGCTGCCGCGCGATCGTCTTCTGCCTGAACTGTTCGTTGCGGTAATCGTAGGTGGAGACTTGATCCTCGCCGGTCGCCGGGCCGATCGAGAACCGCAGTTCCGGATCGTAGGCCGGGAACAGCACGCCGCCGGAGATCATTGCGTGCGTGTTGAAGGGGTTGAACAGCACGATCGGCGTTTCCGCCGCGGCGTCGTCGGCGAAGCGCAGCCCCTCCTCGATCTTGGCGGAATAGAGCGGGTGATCCGCATCAGACTTGGAGTCGTCGAGGAATAGGTCCGCGTCGGAGTCGGCGGCGTTCGACGGAATGCCGGATTTTGCCTCGACCGTCGCCAGGCGACCGAGAATTCGCCCGAGCAGGCCGGTGGCCACGGCGCTCTGCTGGGTGTTGGCGAGCTTCGCCAAGTCGGACTCGATCGAGGCGAGCTTCGGCCTCGCCGCCTCGATCCATCTCTCCGCGTCCTCGACGCGGGTGTCCACCTCTTCGAGATTGGCGATCTCGTTCGCGCGGATCATCGTCACGCTGTCGACGCCGGCGGGCGTCAGCACGATCTGCGCGACCAGCAGCATCCCGGCGTCGACCACGGGCGCGGTCGGCGCCGGCGACTCGGCGCCGACAACCGCGCCGAGATTGGCGACCCGCGCGCGATCCTGCGCGTGGGGGCGCGGTTGCCAGACCGGATTTGCCGGGGTCGATGTCGCGAGATTGAGGAACGCCACCGCGTCGACATTGGTGTCTTCTTCGCTGCCCCAGGCCGCGATCTGCACGATCTTCCTGGCCGCGACCGGCAGTTGTTGCAGAAAGTCGAACGCCTGCGGCGCCGCGCGGGCGTAAATCTTCCCGGCCCGATACAGGCGCCCGGGCGCCAGCGTCACTTCCGTCGGCCCGGTCTTCGCCGCCAGAAACCCGCTATAGGCGCTGCCGACGGTGAGAGCATCGACAACGACGTTGTCGACGCCGGCCTGGACGTAATTCTGCAACGTGTTCAGATCGCTCGATCTGACCTGCTGATGCTGGCCGAAATTGCGCTTAACTTGCATTAGACCGGCCTCCAGTCGCCGAGTTTGAAGAGCCCCAGAGCCGGCGCGGCGCCAAAGGTGATCGGCTCATGAGTGATCGTGTTGATCCAGACGTCGTCGCGCGCCGCCTGCGAAACGGCGACTGCGGCGAGCGCGTCGTGATAGGGGGACATGTCCGCGTCGAAAATCATCGACCAGTCCGCGGCGAGCGGGCCGGCGCAAGCGGGCACGTCGACGCGTATATCGATCGTCAGTTCGGCGGTGTAAGGCGCTGCGCCGAACTTGGAGAACCCCCAGAACGAAAAGCCGCGGCCGGGGCCGCCGGCGCGGCTGGCGTCGAACAGCCGCAGGCGGTCGAAGACATGATCGGCGCTCATATCCGGATAGAGGGCCGCGAGATCGAGCGCGGAGAATTCGAAGGCCATCGCCGGCGAAGCCGGGACGAGGTCGGCGACGCGCTCCGGCGCGACGGCGATCGGAATCAGGCCAGGGGCGATCGCAAAATCGAGCGCGCTGCGATCCGGCGCGACGGTGACGATCTTGTCGCGCGCTTCGAGGTCGTCGGCGGCGCTCCAATCGGCGGCGCCCCAGTCGGCGAACAGGCGCCAGACATCGCCCGCCGACGCCAGCGCGATCCGATAGGATGCGCCGAGCGCCGCGTCGAGGCCGTAGACCCAGCACGGCGTCTCGACGCCGCGGTCGACGTAGACGCCGCGCTCCTCGTAGCGCAGGGGCGCCCGATCCTCGCCGTCGCCGGCGCGCCAGTCGAGGGCGGCGGCGTCGAAGAAGGCGTCGCCGGCGGCAACGTCGAAATCGCGCGCCCGCGGATAAATCCTGATCTGCGGCATGTCGGCGTCGATCGCCGCTTTTTCCTCCGCCGTGAACGGATCGACCGCGGCGGCGCCGTCGCGCGGCCGGATCGAGTCGATGACCGCGGCGTCCGTCAGCGCCACGTGATCCTTGATCCCTTGAAGCGTCGTCTTGGAGATGTGCAGATCGCGCGCCGCGGCGACGACGGCGCGCTTCTTGTCGAGCGGCCACCTGTCTTTCCAGATATCGACGGACCAGGCCCAGGCGAGATGCGGCAGTTGATCGGCCGGGCACGTCCACGGGTTCCACAGCGTGCGGATGACCGCGATCGCCATCAGCACGCGGGCGCGGGCGCGGATGTGCGCCGCGCTGGCGACGCGCTCGAACGTCCCGGAATAGCCGGGGAGCAGGCTGTCCTGCGAGAGGTCGGCGAGGCCGGGGAGATCGGTCATCTCTCGATCTCCGTCTCGACGGCGATCGCCGACGCCCAGGGCGCGCCGTCCGCGCCGCCCTCTATATCGGCGAGCGGCTCGATCACGCGCACGTAGCGCGCCGGCGGCACCTTCGCGACGGCGCCGATCGCCTGCACATGCAGGGTTTCGCCGATGGCGTGGCGCTCGGCCGCCAGCCTCTCGATCGCCGCCCGCGCGGCGGCGGCGACGGGAACCGGATCGGGGCCGGGGGGCAGGCCAATGACGACGCGCACAGGCGCCGCCACGATGCGCGCGGCGACGACGCTTAAGACATCCGTCAGTCCCTCATGTCGCTCGGCGTCGTAGGCGGCGCGAATATCGGCGACCAGCGCGTCGTCGACGCTCCCGTCGCCGGCGCGGGCCAGCAGCACGAGGCGGATGCGCCCGGCCCCGTCATGCAGCGCCCGCGCGCCCTTCACGCGGTCGCCGAACAGGCGGCGCACGCGATAGGCATACCCGCCGGCGGTGAGGCCATGGAGCGGCAGCGCCTCGGGCGCGATCTGCGCCCGCAGGCGATAGTCCTCGTCGCTCTCGTAAAGCGGTTCGCGCGGCGGATTGGCAGCGGCGTCGCCGGGAACGAGCAGCAGCCGCTGCGTGTCGTGATAGGTCTTGGCGATGTGATCGAGGTCGGGACCGACGGCGGTGGCGAGGCGCAGAGAATCGGCCGCGTCGTTGATCGCTTGGCGCAGCAGCGTCTCCCCGAAGGCGAACTCCTCGGTGAGGATCACGGCGGGGTCGCTCTCCAGCATCTCGACGTCGTAAGCGGGCAGGCTCGGGTCTTGCCGGCGCGCCTCCTCCCACAGCCGCTTGAATTCGGCGAGGAGGCGCGCGCGCGCCGCCTCGAAATCCACCTCCGCCACGCTCGGCGGGCCGATGCGCGACATGTCGAGAGTCTCGGCGGTGAAGAGGGTCATCTCAAACCGCTCCTCTCTCGCCGAGCGCCAGCGGAATTTCGAACATCGCCGGCCGCTCCAGCGCGTAATTGCCGAAGCGCCCTTCCGGGAAATACCGGCCGTCCAGCGCCACGGCGAGGCCGCCGGCGCGATCGAGCGAGACAAGGCGCATGGTGACGACGCGAAATTCCGGTTCCCAGGCGAGCAGCGCCGTCACCAGGTCGCGATAGAGATCGGCGGCGAGCGCCGCGGAGACGAGCCGCCCCAGCCGGCGCGTCGGGTTCATGCCGAAATCGAGCCGCATCATGCGCTCAGTCGGGATCGTCATGACGATCTTGGCGATCGACTGCGCAAGATGCGCCTCGCCGGCGAGCGGCCTGCCCGTCTTCTGATCGATCCCGGAGCGGTAGCGGATCATGGGGTTTCGAAGGCCTTTCGAAGCGGGTTTTATGAGGTCTTTTTGCCGGCCTTCGCCGCGGGCGCGGCGGCGCCGTTCCCGGTCTCGCCCTTAAGGGCGATCGTGCCTTGTGCGAGTTCGTATTCCGCCTCGGCGTCGAGCAGCTCCATTTCGAAGCCGACGCAGGGGCGCGCCACGGCGCCCTCGTAATCGGCGGGCACGCGGCGGCCGGCGACGGTGAAGCCGGCGCGGTCGGTGGTGACGTAGGTCTTAGTCTTCGCGTCCATGGCCGTGTCCTTCTTTTCGCCTTCGGCGACGCCTACTCGCTCGTCGGGTTCAGCGCTTCCGGTTTGAGGTGATAGGCGCTGCCGCCGATGATGAATTTCATCTTTTCGATCGAGTCGGCGTAGATGCGCGTCGTTTTTCCGCGCACGCGCGGCTCGTCGCTCTCGATCTCCCAGCCTTTCGTCGCTTTGATCTTCTTCTTCTCGGTTTCGAGCGAGAATTCCTTGTCGGCCTTGACGACGATCTTGTCCTTCGACTGCGTAACCGTCGTCTTCTCGGTCTTCGTGACGATCGTGTCCTTGGTGCGCGTCACCCGCGTCTTGTCGAATTCGACCACCGCTTCGTCGGGCTTCTGCCCGGCGGGGCGCTTGGTCTTCTCGTCGAAATGGGCGGGCACGGCGTAGGAGGCGGCGCCGACGATCCCGCTCGGCGAATGCAGCCGCATCTTGTCGCCCTTCGCCGGCAGGGCCGGCGAATATTTATAGGCGCCGTCCGCCCCGGCGCTGTTGGCGTGCGGGGAGACCCAGGGCGAGAGAATGTCCTTGCCGGTCCGCGGGTCTTCGCCGATCTTGACGCGCACCAGCCATTTCTTCTCGTCGCGCTCGACCACCGGCCCCTCGATCTGCGAGAGCGAGAGCTTGCGGTTGAGGCGGACGATCTCGCGGCGAGCGAGGCGCGCCTCGGCGGCGGCGGCGAGGGCGATCATTGCATGGCCCCCAAAAGTGCGCAGCGGTTTTGGGACGAGGCCATGCTCATGGAACGCCCTCCCCTTCGCCCGTGGTCCAGGCGTCGCGCGCGGCGAGCGCGTAGAGCGTCTGCCGCCAGGTCACGGCGTAATAGAGCGCGCCTTTTTCCACCGCCTTGATGGTGAACAGCGGCTGCGCGAGGAGGTCTTCCGGCGGGCCGATGGCGTCGTCGCGCCAGCGGGCGAAATCGGGATCGGAGAGGGCGACGAGCAGCGCCTCGCACAGCGCCAGGGCGAGTTCGTCGGCCTTGACCAGCTTGCCGCCGATCATTTTGTTCTCGGCGATCACATAGGCCGTGAAATGCGCTTCGGCGTCGTCCGCGCCGGAGAGCCGGTCCCGCGCGTCGAACCGCGTCGCCGCGACGGCGATCGCCGGCGGCGCGAACATGTCCTTGGCCAGCACGTCGGAAATATCGAGCTTGCCGATATGCGGCGTGACCGCGACTTCCGGAAAGCGCGCGGCGAACTTGGCGACGGCGGCGCCGCGCAGTGCGAAGACGCGGGAGGCGGCGAGAACCTCGGCGAGGGTCATTGCAGCAGTCTCCGCAGGTGATCGGTGACGAGCTCCTCGATCTCTCTGGCGTTTTCCGTCGAGACGCCGACGAAGGGGCGGGCGGGGATCGTGACTTTCTTGGCGAAGACGCGCTTGCCGCCGATCACGAACGACAGCCGCTCGGCGGCCTGGGGCGTGATGACCGCGCCCTCTTGATGGACATGCGCGAACTCCCAGGCGCAGCCCCATTCGCCGGCGTCGCCGCCGGCGCTCGACGCGATGGCGTCATGCAGATGCCGCCCGGTCCGAAACAGGATGGGCGTTCCTTCGAGGTTTGCCGGCCAGGCCTCGCCGTCCGGCCCCGGGCCGCCGCTCTCGATCCGCTTGCGCGTCTGGCTTTCGCCCAGGGAGCAGATTTCCGCGACCAGCGGCGCGGCGTCGAACTCGGCGAGCCCCGTGACCAGCGCGTTGACCCGCGCCAGGTCCGCCCCGTCGACTTCGATCTTGACGCCGATCTCCATCACGCAGCCCCGCTGGTCTTGAAGCGGCGCGGCGGCGCGTCGATGAGGACGCCGCCGGGCGAGGCCGCGGCGCCGCCGGCCGCCGCGCCGCCGCCGGCGTCGAG